TTGCAGGAGAACTAATGATTAGTTTGACAAAAGAAAAAAGCCCAGCACTTAATTGATGCTAGGCTATTTTTTATTTTATAGTAAGTTTTTGTCCTGGATATATAAGGTTTGGATTTGCTATTCCATTATCATTTGCTATCTTCTGATATGTAGTCCCATACTTCTTGGCAATAGCAGACAATGTATCTCCTTTTTTTACTATGTAGGTTTGATAATTTTGTGTATTAGATGTTCCACTTATTTTAATAACTTGTCCTACATAAATCAAGTTAGGATTAGAAATATTATTTATCCTTGCCAACTCTTGATATGTTGTGCCATATCTATTTGCTATGCCACTTAATGTATCTCCTGCTACTACAGTATATGTAGTTTCGGATATTTGTGGAGTGGATGGTTGACTTGGTTCTGATGGTGATTCAGCATTATTATTCTTCTCATACCCATTTAATCCTGTATTTTTTATTATTGTAGGATAATCCTTATAAGCATAGTCGGTATCAATTCTCATACCACTAACACTTCCATTTGATGAATTTTGCCACATACCATATTCTCCATAATTAAAATTAGGTTTAGAATTAGACCATACAGCCAACCACTTATCATATCTTGATAAACTAGCTGTATCAATGTAATTATTAAAATAGTTACTATTAGCATAAATGCTTACATAGTAACCTTTATTTTCAAGATATTCACAAAAGCCTTTAATTGCTTCTGCCATTTTACTTTTGCCAACTCTTTGATGTCTATCTTCTTCAACATCTATACAAATTGGATATTCAAATTGCTTTCCTTTCAAGCAATTTTTATACATATATTCCGCTTCTGCTTTTCCTTTATCATATGTATTTGCACAACTATACCAATATGCTCCAACAGGTATCCCTTTAGATTTTGCTTGATTATAAAAATCTTCAAAGCAAGAATCTTTGTTATAACTTACTCCTGTTCCCCATCCAGTAAATCCTGCTCTTAATATTACAAATTCTGCACTTGCTTTTATATTATCAAAGTTAATTCCTCTTTGATATGATGATATATCTATTCCTTTTCTTTCCATATTATTTTCCTCCATTATCTTTCTTTAATTGTTCTAATACTTCCATTACTTTTTCTGGTAATGGCAATCCCATAGACCCCCAGTTTTCAAGAATTGAGATTCCTTCGTTTGCTACAAAAAAGTAGATTACAAGATTTCTAATTGCTCCAGTATCTCCAACTATTTGATCCAATTGAACTGATACAGCAACTATAATCAAGTAACCTACTTTCTTTATTATTCCCTTTGCACCAATCTTACTATTTATATTCTTATTGGCTATTGCATCACAGACACCTGTTAAATAATCAAGTGCAATGATTATTAGCAATGTTTTCAATGCCATATCCCAACCTCCTAAAAAATAAAGCACAGTTGTCAGAACTGTACTTGTAAAAAAATTAAACATATATTTCATTATTTTCCCTCCTATTTTGTTCTTTTCCACATATATACTGCTAAGTATGGTGGCATATTGCTAAATTCTTTCGAATTTGCAAATCCTCCATCATTCAAACATATATTAGCCCAAGTATTTGTTATACCTGTATTACATCCACATCCATATTTTGTTCCATTAACTGATTGTCGAACCATAGCTCTCGAAGGTAAGTTTGCTTCTGATAATTTTGTTGTTGCATTGCCCCCTTGAGTTGCATTCTTATATGTATTTCCACAAGCTAATAAAAACTTATCTTTTATTTGTTCCCATGTTCCACCAAAAAAAGTTGATGGATTTATTTCAGTAACTGATATATATACACTACCTACTGGATAATATGGGCAAGGATAAATGTAATCATTATCTTTATTTTTAAACTTAATTGCTTTATTTCCCATTACTACCTCCTAATGCAATTGAGTCCAGCCTTCTGGAACTGTGCTATTAACTCCTCTTCTCAAATAAATTCCTCCTGAAGTATTAAAAAATAATTGCCATAGCCAACTTGAACTATCTGTTTTTTGCCACGTTCTACCATCATTTGTAAGGACTACTAAAACGCCATAAATTGACGTAGAATAAGGAGCATTTTGCCACCCATTGCCACCAACACTATAAATTCCTGGTGTATAGTAATCATTAAAATTATTTGATGTTGTAGCTCTATATTCTAATATTTTTCTTCCACTATATTGATTTAATATTGTACTTAATTGTACTTTGTTATGAGTTATAGATGAACTATCTAAATATGTATTATTTTTAAATTTAATTGCTTTACTCATTACTCTATTCTCCTCCAAATATAAACTGCTAAATATGGTGGTAGAGAACTGCTCAAGTCTGTATCTCCTATCGAATATCTAATAGATTCTGTTAATGTTCCACCACCAGATTGATTATGTCCAGAATTATAATTATCAGATGAAGTTAGTTCTGTACCATAACTTTTAGAATATCTGCTTTTTTCATAACTCCATGCTCCTTGATTAGCATAATTGTCACACATAATTTCATAGTAATTCATTCTATGACCTATTTTAAAATCATGTCTATGATTTTGGCTTCCACCAATTGTCCCAGCCTTATAAGAGTTACCTGCTCCAATTAAAAATCGATCTTTTATCAATTCCCATGTTCCTCCAAAATACGTTGACGGGTTAACATCATTTAAAGATAAATAAATACTACCTATTGGATAATATGAGCATGGATAAACTGGTTCATTGTTTTTGTTTTTAAACTTTATTGCCTTACTCATTTATCCCACCCTCTTCCATGCATAAACAACTAAATAAGGTGGCATATTATTATGAGCATTATTTCCACCAGTAGCTGTTGTAGTTCTTGTAAAAATATATGATGTGCCTGTTTGATTAGTTATCACATCTCCACCACCATCCTTTTCAGCCCAATACCATCTACCAGAAGAATAATTATGAGAGTGATTCGGCATTTCTGATATTGTTAATCTATGGTTTGCTTCGCCACCTATTGCACCATTTTTGTATGTATCTCCTGCAGTTAATAAAAATCTATCCTTTATTCGTTCCCATTTACCACCAAAATATATACTTGGATCAATCTCTACTGTCGATAAATATATATATCCTATTGGAAAATATGGACACGGATATATTGGCTCATTGTTTTTATTTTTAAACTTTATTGCTTTACTCATATGAACCTCCTACCAAGTTGAAATTACATCATAGTCAAGAACTTCAATTCCATTTACTTCTAATGATTCCGATTGGGTTGGAAAGCAATTTATACCAACAGATAATTTCTTAGTATCAACAAATAATATAAATTTTCCTTTAGGTAATATAACATTGTAAGTTGTTGTTCCAAATTTATCTTTAATTATTATTTGATAATTCCATGCTGACTCTTTGTCTTTAGTCATTGTAACCTTAGTATTATCATTTATTGCTATTGGACTACAATATGAACTTTCTGTTGTTTTCTTATATGCATATGTTATTGAAATTTTATTTTTATTGTTTACACTTGAATACGATGCATCTACCAATAAATAAGTTTCATTTTCATAATTGTTTTTTCTTTCAAGTGATATTATTGCTGACGGCAATGACCATTCTAAAAAAGTTACTGTTTTAGTAGCTGTTGTTGTATTACCTCTACTATCAGTAACTTTTACGGATAAAGTTAAATTATTTGACGAATTGATTGTTCCAAAATCTATATTCCCTGCACTTGTTACGCTTTTTGTTGTGTTATTTATTGTCACATCATACTTGCTTATTGTTGCAGATTTTTTTGCAGTTGCACTTGTTATAGTAACTAATAACTTTGATAAATTTTGAACTAATTGCTGGTTGTTACCTGTAACATTCACTGTTGTTGAATTATTATCTTTATATGAGATATTGCTAGAACTAAATGTTGGATTACCATTTACTATTGTCATTGTTCTATCTAAATATGAGGCCGACAACTCTGATGATCCACTCATACAACAAATTGTAAATCTAACAGCCAATGTATTACTTGACTTGCATAAATTTCTCAGTGTATTCCTTTCGCTCTCGCTCAAATTAAAAGTACAACTTGTAGCTCTACTATCAAGAGTTCTTGTTATTAATTGTGAATTACCTCCTGCTTCCATTTTTGCTTTCAATGAAAAATAACCTCCACTTGGATTAGTGAAAGTTATTGATGGATTTGATTCATCATTAAAATTATCAGCACTTGAGATATTTGAGTACCTTGGTATTCTTGTTAACCCTATACTACCACTTTTATTTTCATCTCCACTATAATAAACTCTTCCGTGTAATGTAAATCCTACACCTCCTGCAGTTCCATCTGCGTTATGACCTACTGTTATTGTTCCAGAAGTTGAACCAGTAGCTGCTGGGAATACCTTTGAACTCCAACTTGTTGTTCCAGAGTTATATACTGTTTGTCCATTTACAACAACACTACAATTATAAATGGAATAATATTGTGAACTTCCACCAATGGACTCCAAAGTCCATCTTATTGTTGAAGTATTGTTAGCAATACTATATGATTCTTCATATACTGTTAATTTTAAATATCTTCCACTATATGAACTTGTTTGTACACTTGCCATGTTCCACCTCCTATGTTAATGGAACAATTCCAATTCCAGTATTATCTGTAGTTTTAATTCCTAGCCATCTGGCTAATCCACATAGAGTTATTTCTTCTTCAACTACTGATTTCTTCATATGGAACTCATCTCCATTCATCCAAAAGACTTTATTTCCTTTGAAATCATATCCCGTAAATTCAGATGGATTGATTACAACCTTGCTACCATCTGTTCCATATATACAAATACCATTTTCATCAAATGTTCCTATTAATCTATTTGCAATATCATAAATTTCGATTCTACCTGCTTCATTCACTTTTGCACCAACTTTAAAAGTTCCACCTTTAACCAATGATGCTGTCATATTTATTACATTGATATTTTGCATATCTAATGTTCCATCAATAAGCCATGCAGAATTAAATGTTCCATTTATCCCTGTATTAGAGAAACCTATACCTTGAGCATTTATCATCATTACATTTGTTGCTGTTTCTTTAGGAAGAGCATCAACAACAAGGATTCTATCTCCTTCATAAATGACATAACTATCTCCAAGTTTCCCCCATATTTTAGAAGTTGCCTCATTTAATTCTTTTTTTAATGTAACCTTTACCACTTCATTTGCAGATGTAATATCTTCTTTCGTATCAACTTTAATTTTTTCAAATAAATTCTTTAATTTTGATTTAAAATTTCCAAACTCTATCTCTGTATATTTATCTCTAATGCAATCATATTTTAATGAAATAACATTAGTCATTAAGTTAATACCTAATTTTTCATGTTCTACTACAATTACATCTCCTAAATCAACTACACCATCGATATGTGCTTTAACTTTATAATTGCATTTCATATATTGATTTTCTTCAAGATAATTTAATGCTTGTTTTCTTAAATCTTTTATAAGTGCCTCTTTATATTCGTCCTCTTTTAAATTACCATTTTCATCTTTATACTCATCTTGATTTATGTCTTGGTCAAACTTTATAACTTTTGTATAAGGTATATCATATTTAACACTTGATTCTAAATATAATTCTGGCAATGTTATTCCATCATAACCAACTGGCAACATCTTAGTTACAACGTTATCCCAATTTTCTGTAGCTTCTATATTTGTAGAGTTCTTTCCATACTTAATTACTACGCCTCTATCTGTTCCTATTACATTTTTTACTCCAATAGTCCAGTTATCTCTGTATAAGTGACCTCCCCAATTTTCTACTACTATTGAAATGGCCTCCTCTAAACTTTTCCTAATTATTCTTGCAGAGTTTTGTAACGTAATATCTGATATCATTGTGAATGGTGTTTCAGTATCACAAGCATTATTCAAATGATCTAGAGCATCATTACAATTTTTATTTACTACATAAGAATCTGCTATTACATATTTAGATGAGTCTTTCCATAAGTGATATCCCTTAATAGATATTTTATTATTTTTTCTGTTTGGATTAGTCAACCTAAATCCTTGCTCTCCCCATCTTGTATTTGCTCTTACAATCATTCCTTCTTGTAGATAATCTAAATCATCTATTGATGTTTCTATATCGATATAATAATCTCCATTATCTTCTATATATATTTCTGCTTTAGTTGGATGTAATATTTTCAAACCATTATTGTTAAATAGTATTTCATCTTTATCAAACACCTTAATCATTACAACCACCTCGATTTCGGTTCAATTGAAATTTTGGTAAGATTTCCAGACCACGATATTGTGTTTTCGCCAACTTCAAATATTGGAAAAGTTCCAAGCATATTTCTGTTTTTTAAAACATTATCTAGATATGCCTCTTCTTCAAGACTATCTATAACAACCTTTGTTTCGTTTTCTGGAAACACATATTTAAACAAATTAAAACCATTGAGTGATATCTCAACAGTTCCTGTTCCCTCTAATGTAATTATTGGTTTTGATTTTTCTAATCCAACATTAGTTATTTTTAAAGACGTTTCATTATTTATATCAAGAATTATACTTTTTTCATCTTTTAGATATTTGTATGGCTGAGTATAAAATTTTACTACTGCTGTTTTAAATCTAATTAGTCTTTCATAATCTATTTTTTCAATTATTTGTGCTTTATAAACTTTATCAGATTCATCACTAATTATTAGTTCTCCTGCTCCTGTAAAATACTTCATAACTCTATCAATATCATAATTTCTTGCAAGACCAATTCCTATGCTTTTGGTATAACTTTCATAGCCTAATTCTTCTATGATATCTCCATCTCTACCATCAATCTTAGTGATTGACGTTTTCATTTTTGGTTTAGTAATTGGTGGTATATTTGTAATTATTAGTCCTGGTATAGTTTCACTATCTATATTCTTCCATATTATTTTTGTCATTACGAATACACCACCTTTTCTATTTTATCTATTATCAACTCTCCAAATATTTCATCAAACACTTTAAAAGACATACCATTTAATGCTTCTTTAAATGCTGTTATTAATAAATCTAACGAATATGTGTTATTTTCCATATTCAAATTATCATAATTAGTATTTACTCCTACATCAAAATCAGTAGGAATAGCATTCTGCATTAAATCTGACACATTATTCATTTCTTCTGTAAATCCTTCGCCTATACCAAGTGCTAGGTTTGTACCTATTTGATCCTTAAATACTGTTGATGGAGAATGAATACCAAAGAATGATTTTATACCATTCAAAATAGATTGACCAAATCCTTTTATTTTATTTAAAACCCAATCTTTAGCATTATTGATACCATTCCATAATCCTTGAACTAAATTTTTACCTACATCTGTAATTCTTGATATTCCACTTACTATTCCATCTTTAACTTTATTTAATAAGTTTTTACCTACTTCTCCAAGTTTTCCATAGTAATTTGCTATACCATTTATTAACGATGTTATTATTTGAGGTATTTTTGATACTAATTGTGGTATTGCTTTTACAAGACCTACTGCCAATTTAACTATCAAAACAACACCCATTTCAATAATTTTAGGCAAATTATCAGTAATAGCCGATACCAATTTATCAATTATTATAGGAATTTTATCAATTAATTGTGGCAAAGCATTTAGTAATCCCTCTGCTAGTCCAATTATCAACTGTATTCCTGCATCAATAATTAAATCAATATTATCTAGCAAAGTTTCTGCTATCAAAAGTACACAATCAATAATTTGAGGTATCAAAGTTGGTAATGAACTTGCAATTCCTGTTATAAGTGAAACGATAACTTGTATTCCTGCTTCTATTATTTGAGGTAACATTGAAACCAAGGCTTGTAATATAGTTTGTATTACTTGATTGATTTCTGACATTAAATTACCAATATTTCCTGTTATTCCAGTTATAAGATTTTGAATTAACCCTACTCCCATTTCTAATACTTGTGGAAGTAATTTATCTGCTAATCCTAATATCAAATTTACAATTCCATCAAGTGCAATACTTATTCTTGGAACTATATTTTCAGCCATTGTCATGACACTTTCTACAAAATTACTAATCAAACTATCGAAGTTTGCATTATCATCTGCTATTCCTGTTACTAAATTCGTCCATGCTGATTTCATAGAGTTTATTGACCCAGAAATTGTTGTACTTGCCTCTTTTGCTGTTGTTCCTGTTATTCCAAGTTCTCCTTGAATTATATGAATTGCTTGATATACATCATTAAGACTGCTTATATCATATTTAACGCCACTTATTTTACTTGCATCAGCAAGTAATCTTTCCATTTCTGCTTTTGTACCACCATAACCTAATTTAAGGTTATCTAGCATAGTATAATTCTGTTTTGCAAACCCTTGATATGCACTTTGTATCATGGACATATCTGTACCCATCTTGTTAGCATTGTCAGACATATCTGTAATTGCCATATCTGCAACTTCTGCACTTTTTGCAGTATCATTATTTAAACTTTGTAAAAGACTTGCAGAGAAACTTGTAACTGTTTCCATGTATTGATTTGCAGATAGTCCAGCAGTTTTGTATGCATTATTAGCATAACCCTCTACAATACCAGCACTGTCTTTAAATAATGTTTCAACACCACCAACCAACTGCTCATATTCTGCATAATTAGCTATGGCCTCTTTACCAAGATTAACAATTCCATTTACCATTGTTCCCATTGCACTTGCTAATCCTTTAACACCTGCAATAATAGCTTCACTTGTTAAATGAGCTTTTATTAAATCTCCGAGTTTTAATGTTTCATTTCCTGCAGATTTTTCTGATGATGTAAATTCATCAATAGCTTTTGTTGAATTTCTCATCTTAGTTTCATTATCTTTAATATTTCCAGACAAAGTCTTAATTTCTTCAGCAAGAGCTTTAGCTTCTTTTGAGTTTTTTCCTTGTTCTAATACTACAGAACCATATTGAACTTTAAGTTCATTTAGTTTGCTCTTTTGTTCTGCTATTTTATCGTTCAACTTATCGTATGATGATTTATTTTCATTTAAACTTGCATTGTTTTGCTTAAGTTCTGTATTAAGTTTATTTACTTCTGCTTCTGCATTGTTTAACTGAGTTTGATATTTATTTATTGTAAGTTTATTTTTATCATATTGAGCTTCTTCTTTAGCGAGTTGAGTAGATAAATCAGCAACAATCTTTTCTTGATTTTTTATTTCATCAGATGTTGCCGTTGTACTATTCTTTAACTCATCTAACTTCTTTTTTTCTTTTTCAAGATTTACCATTAACTCCATTATTCCACTAGCATTCTTATCCTGCTGTGTTTTGAAGTCTTCAAGTGCTTTTCTATAGGTAGCGACCTTTTTATTTCCTTCTTCTATCTCTTTATTAAGAATAGTATTTCTAGAGGTTATGGCTTGTACAGATTTATCGTTTTTATCAAATTGTGTTGATACAAGTTTCATCTCACTAGCCATAACTGTTAGATTGCTTGTAATTGTTTTCAAGGCTTTGGTATATTCACTTTCGCCTGTAAGTTTTATTGATCCACCAAATGAACTAGCCATATATACCTCCTTCCTTAATTAAGCCATTCCTCATTTTCCATTACCAATTCATTTAATCTTTGATAGCTAATACCTTTAAGAGTAAAATCATAATAATTTTGATAATGATAATACAGATTTTTGAAAGTTCTATACGTAAGTCTTCCTACTTCTTTACTTGGTAATCCAAGTAACTTTATTCCCACAAACAAAATCCACGAGAAATCAATCTGCTCTGATTCTTCCTCGTGGACTATATGTTTTTTGGGTGGTCCTCCTTAACGCTTTCTGTAATAGCTTTATTTAATTTTTTAGCTGATTCTTGTATTCCTGCTTTAGTAATCAATCTACCAACTTGTTTTAATGTTAATAATGGATTTTCTGTGCCTTTTTCATCATTTTCAATGTCTATACCTTCATTTATCATTTCAGTAAAACCAAATATTAATGCTTTAGCATTTGGTTCTCCATTTTTATTATCAGTAAGTCTTCCCCACTTTTGAACACTTCCATATTTAGCTTGAATTGTTTCCATTACATTTAAATTAAATACAAGTGGATACATCTTTCCATCTACTTCAAATTCAAATTTATAATCTTTCATTTTCTTCTACCTACTTTCCTGCTGGTGCTTTTAACAATCCATCAAGATATGTTATTGCTTCCTCATATGTTTCAAATGTTTTAGTTTTTGACCAAGTACCATCTTTTAATTTTAAAACTGTCCCCTCTAATGTGGTTGTAGTAAATTCAACACTCTCGCCTTTTGTCTTTTCATCTGGTAGAGCATCCTTAAATTTTACTTTACTCAAAAATTCAACTTTGTATTTATATACTCCTGATACTACTTTTGTAATGATTCGACCAAATCCAACATAAGGTGGAATGTCAGTATCCTTTCTTATCATTTCGCCATCTTCACTGATTTCATGACCTGTTAAATTAGAAAATGTTTTGTCATCATCTTCATCAACTGTTATTGATACTGTTCCTTTTTTTACTGAATAATCACTTTCTGCTAGACCATCATCTGCATATAATTCTGCAGAATTTAAGTCCAATGAAACTTTACAATCAATTGCCTTGCCTAATTGTAATGAACCTTTGTATGTTTCCTTTTCTTCATCTAATAAACCATATCTAAAGTTTTTTAAACCTATTCTTGCCATATTTATCTCATCCTTTCCTTTTCAAATTCTATGGTTTTGTGATATAGTCCTGTATCTTCTTCATACATATCTGGACTACATCCAACTCTTATAAATTCATTATTTTCCATTAACTCTATAATTCTTTTTTCTATTTTCAAAAAGTTTGATACACTAAATATATCTATATCAATACTTACAATACTTCCAATTTCTTTATCATCTCCAAATAAATAAGGATCATCTCCTGTGAATGTATAAGTCACATAAGTTTTTTCTTTCCCTTTATAAGTTAAATAGCTTACTGGGATTTTTTTATTATCAACTTGAAAATTATTAAATATAGTTTTTAGTAATTCATAATCATTCATCTTTTATGTACCTCTTTTGAACATCTAGCATCGCATTTGTTATTGCTGACTTTTGATTAAATGCCTTTCTTAAAAACGGCTTTTTCTTTTCGCCTTTACTTGTTCCATATTCTCTTGCAAGTGCTATTAGTGGTATTGGTGTTCCATCATCCTTATAACCATAAAAACCGACTTTGGTATTAATACCATCATCGGTTATAGTCTTATATGGTCTTGTTATCTTTAATCCTTTTTCTATACTTTCAGTTTTTTTAAAACTTGACTTCATATTTGATTTTACATTGTTGTATACAACTTTAGCTCCTGCTTGAGTCATTTCTTTAAACATAGTATCGGATTCATCTGTCAGCTTTTTTATGCTACTCATAAGTTCTGTTGGAAATTCTATATTAAATCCTGCCATTATTTTGTTACTTCTTTCGCCTGGATTTCCAATTCAACATTTTCTTCATCGACATTATTCAGATACTCTATTGTGTACTTTTTAGAATTAAATTCTATAACCATATCACGAGTAATCTTAGTCTTTGGATATCTTATAGTAAAATTAGTATAAGCTTTTTCAAAATCAGAATTATTTGCTATCAATGTAAATCCTTTTGTTGTTTTTACATTTGCCCAGGTAGTGAGAAGAAGTTTTTCAGATTTATTTTTAAACCCACTTTTATCTTCTTCTATTGCTTCCTGGAATATTGATATTTTTTTATTATACTTACCTGCATTTAACATATATTATTCCTTGAGTGAAGTCCTAATATTGTTTCTACAACTTTATTCAAATTTGTCTTATCAACATATAACGTTCTGTTATCATACATATCTTGGCACAAAATAAAAATGACAATCACAAAATCGTCATATTCGTCTAGGTCTTGCACTCCAGTATTTTCTTTTATAAAACTTTTTGCAATATTTATTAAATTATCGAGCAATGTTTTTTCTTCTTCGCTGACTTCAGATAGTCTGATATAATCTGCGATTTCTTGAAATGTTATTTTACTAACTTTCATACTTTCCTCCTATCTAGAGGTTACTTGTTACTATTTTGACTCTGTTGATTTTACTTGACTTCCAGCACATACAAGTTTTGAAATCTTTTGTGCATCTTCTACCTTAGAATCAAATTCCATCCAAGCAACAACTCCTACTGCGTGTTGATCAGCATATTTTTCTCTTAACACTTCGATTTCTAATTCCTCTACAAATTTTGTTGCAAGTCCACTCATATCTCCATAATATACTGGAGTATTTCCTGCACCTATTTCATCCATATTGTCTGACTCATAAACTGGTTTACCAAGTAATGTATAACCAAAATCATTAGTAATATCATCTTGTAACAAGTATCTACCATTACTATCTTTTAATAATGAAATAGTTGTTAATGTTTCTGGTGACATTATCCAAATAGCATTTTTTTGAAATCTTTGTTTTACTTTTCTTTTAGTTTTTATTAATTCATCAGCAGTTATCTCTGTTGCTTTAGCAGTTTGGATTTGTAATTTTACTCCTTTTGCTAAACCATCAACCTTTCCTTCTGTTCCGTGAATTAATTCTCCTTCAACAAAGATTGCTATTGACTCAGACATAATGTTTATAACTTCTTGTACAATATTAAAATCACTATTATTTACTAATGATTTAGATATTTTTGCTAATGCTCCTGCTAAAAATCCAGTTAATTCAATATTAGCAAATGTACCAATATTACTTTCTAATGATTTAAATTCTGTTGCATAAGCCATGTTTACCTTTGCAGATGATGTTTCTGAGTAGTATGGTATCTCTAATTTTCCTTTAACATTGTATTTTGTAGATTTCTCTAAAATAGGTGATATATCATATACTTGCTTGATTATTTTCTTAGCAATTGATACTGGAATAACTGCACCATTATCTCCTTTGGTTAAATTAACATCAGCTCTTTCTTCTGCAACAATTCCACGAATATATCGTTCAAATGCCTTTTCTTCTTGTATAGCTCTTTCTTCTTGTTCCTTCATTTCTTCATCTTCCTCCTTCTTTTCTTCTTCCTGTGCTTCATCTGGTTCTTTTGTTAATTCACGACCTTTTGTGATAGCACTTAAAGTGTCATTTATTCTTCCAATTTCACTTTCTAATTCTTTAAATAATTCATTCTCTTCATCAGTGAATGCTCTTTCTTCGGTCTTTACTGTATTAAGTAATTCCTCCATTTTATTTTGCTTTTCAGCTTTTTGTTCTGTTAATGCTTTTAAATTCATAATTTTCTCCTCCTAATTTTTCTTTATTTTTTCTATTCTTTTCTCATAATCCGAATAATCTATTTTTTCTTTTAATTTTTCGGTTTCTTTTATTTCTACAGAACTAAAACTTTCCGTTCTGTATTCAACTACTTTTACTTTGTCATCTCGCATTTCAATGCTAGTTCCAAGGTATGCTGGATACTTTCTATCATCAATTATTGATACTTCTAGCAAATCCAAATCTCTAACAACTCTTTCTTCTATTCCATCTTCATTTGTTTTTCTATCTTCTTTATTACATAGAAATCCAAATGACCAACCTCTTAATTTGTTTTCCTTGGCTTTCTGAATAACTTCTGAGTCATCAATTTCTACTATTGCTCGAAGTCCTATGTTGTCCTCAAATAATTTAGCTTTACCACTTTTAGTATCTGCTAGTTCTCTATCTTGTTCATGATCTAATAAAACCCTTACGTTTTCTGCTCTTTCTAATGCTTTTTGAAAAACGCCAGACCTTATCTTTTCTATGAATTGACCTCTAGTGTCATACAAGACTTTTGATGCTCTTTCCACAGCATTTACATATCCATCTATAACTATCTTGTCATTTCTAACTTCAACTCTCATTGTTACCACCTCCATTCTGTCCATTCATATCAACTATGGCATTTGTATTTGGGGTATAATATTTTCCTGTGTTTATATCAAATACAACATTTGCAAGATTAAGTGTTATAACATCTAATCCTTCAATGCTGTCATAGTCTTCTAGATATCTAATTTCATTTTTACTAATCCATCCTGTTTCGGCAGCAACTTTATATGCCTCATATCTCTCTTTGATATTGCCTCTTGTTATTTCTCTTGTATCAAATTCAAAATAAAAAGACTCTTTCTCTTTTTCGAGTAAAAAGTCTTTGTTTAGTGCTGTTTTTATTGCACTTAATATTGGCATTACCGCTTCTTTCATAAACTCATCAAAATTTGGCTTGTTATGAAATATATTGTCTATTTCATCTTGAAGTGTTTTCTTACGCTCATTCAATTGCAATTCTACTGTTGTACTTGAACCTTCTTTAAAATCCATTCCTTCATTCAATACAATTGCATTATCACTTTTATTTGAATATAAATTAGCCCAGGCTTGTTTTAACATTTGGATTTCTTTTTCTCCTAACCTTCTTTGAGAAGTTATAAATCCCTTTTTCGCTCCACCTGTTTTGACTAATCCAAGTTCATACAAAAGTGTTTGATATGCATTCTCTATTGCTGTTGACACTTCACTTATTACACTTCTACCAGAACCACCATTTTTGGTACTTCTTAGTATTGTAAGAAAATTAAAAGTTTCATAATTTTTTCCTTGAACCATATATGTTATATCCTTAAATATTGGATCACAATTTGTATTGATAGTTACATTACTAGCATCTACATATCTTAAACTCTTAAACTTATTTTTAGATTTTTCTATGTATAGATATCCTCCTTTATCCAACAAGTAATCTTGAACCCATGCTTTTCTCATTTGAAATGCATCAAGTGTATCTCCAGGCTCTGTGTTTAATAACTTAATTCTTGGATCACTTTTCACTTCTTCAACTTTCTTTTTTCCAGTTGTTTCATCTATTGACTCTTTATATAGTTTAATAGGTATCATCGCAACTGTATTACATATTCTATCAACAGCACTTGATACTGCAGGCAGTGAGATTGCTTTTTCTTTATCAATTTTTTCTCCCTTTAGCATTGCCTTTAAAAGTACATCATTTACAAGCTCATCAGTTTGAGTTACTGTTTCATCTCTTTTTCTAAAAAAATTAAATAATCCCATGTTCCACCTCCTATTCTATTACCTGTACAAAGAATCCATCATTGTCTAAGAATACATCCTGTTGTAATAAGTAAACTGCATTTATCAATGCAACTACCATATCAACCTTTCCTTGACTTCTTTTCTTTGTAATGTATCTATTCATATTGGTATCATAGGTACATCTTGCATTTTCAAAGTTAATTTCTAACAATTTATTTTCTTCATATCTAAACTTTCTATCTAATATCTTTTCATATAATAATTTTGTCGGACTATGTAATGTATCACTATGTTGTCTAATCTGAATTGTAGTATATTTTCTCTCCCATTTTTGAGCCGATGATAATGCATTATACCTATCATATCCAATAGCCATTATTGTAACTTTATATTTATTTTCTATTTGAAATACGAAGTCTTCTATGATGGCATAATCTACTGTTTTATTACCACAAGCAATACATTTCATAGTTTTTATAAATTCTCTATAATCTATCTTCTCAAACTTATTTTTCTCATCTATTCTTCCTTCTGGAATAAATACAACATCAGCAAGTATTTCATCATCTTCCTCAGATACCATTGCTACTGCACAGTTATCGTTTGTCATTGCAAGGTCAACTCCTAGATATACTTTTCTACCAGTCCAATTAATATTTGCTACCTTACAACTCATTACCTCATTTATATCTATGTAACTTTCTATTCCCATTCCCTGATAAATAATATTGCAGTGCTTTGTAAGAAAGTTTTCTCTTACACTTTCTACTGCTATTGCTTTAGCTCTCTTCTTAATTAAATCTTCCCATATTTCTGGGATTTCAAGAGCAACTGGATTTGAATGCTTTAACACATTATCATCAGTTGTCCATTTGCTTATTAGCTCTTCATCTGGTTCATATAGCAAGGCAAATACTGTTTCGTCTTTTTCTATTCCATCTAATACTCTTTTTGCATATCCGACTTCATCTTCAAATGGATTATTGAATGTTGGATACTTAGTTGAAATAATACAACCTAACTTATTTAAAATGTTTAATTGTCCAGACCTCATTGATTCAATCGCATATGGATTTGGTAATGCTCCTACTTCATCAGCAAGAAATACATTTGGTAATTTTCCATCCATTCTACTACTTGAATAATTTAGTGGATAATATCTGCTCTCAGTTAGATTAAATTGTATATAATCCCTTAAGATTTTAAATCTTTTAGTTTCTTTATGAATGTATATTAATGGACTAGATTTTAGCGTTTCTTCTATTGCTGTTTTAACTTCTCTTGATAGTGAACCATCAGGAGCAACTGAATAGAACTTTGAGTATTTAGGCTCTAATAAAAACAACAAAATAAATATTGTTGCTATTGTATAAGTTTTAAAATTTTTTCTTGCTATTTCAAGTATTGCTGTTTCATATCTTCTTTTATCTAGATTATTACGATATACTACACATAAAATTGAAATATAAAATACCCATTGGTATCCACAAGAACACTCATAAATTGATTGTCCTGCTTTTAAACCTTTGGGCATTATTAAAATTTTTAAAATTGATTCAATTTGTTTTACTTTCGCCTTGTTTATTAAATACTTTTGATTCTTTCCATCTGCTATATCTAGGAACTCTTGGCATTGTTTAATAACATATTTTGGTGCTGGTATTTTATAATTTACAACATCACTTGCATACTTATATGCTTTATTGTTCAATCTTACCACCTGCTATTATTTGTAGCAGTGGATCATCATCTTCGGTCACATCATCTTTTCTTAATGATATTATAATTTTCATTAATGTACTTACTGTCTTATTAGCACTGTCTGTAGTTCTATTGTAATCAGATATTGCTGGATGAGAATAAACATTCTTTCTTCCTTTAACATACTCTTTAGTTACAAGAGTACCATCCTCTTTGATAGTTTTTTCCAAATCATTCAATATTTGTAATTGAACTTGATATCTTTTAAATGTTGTTAGAAAGAAGAAATTTTGTTCTACACCATGTTGTTCTGCAATTCGAAGGATTTCTTGAGCCTGTTCGTTTAATGACATTTTGTTCATTAAAAATTACCTCCTTCTTAATACAAACCCCATTCTGCAAATTTTTCAAATCCACCCATAAGGTTTATAAATTCTCTTGCTATTTCAACTATTTCTTTGTATGGTCTATCATCCACTATTTCATCTCCAATAGCACAACTAATGTTTACCACTTTTCCAGTAAACTGTGCCTTTAAAAATGCATAGATATTCACAGATACATCTGCCTTTGATAAGTCTTTTCCATGTAGACCTCCACCTGTTACGCTTTCTGCCATATCACTGCCAAGCTTTCTATTTGTTGCACCTGTGTCTACATTTATACCACCTGTCCAATATCCCAATGGATTAATTACTGCAGTTGGATATAATCGTTTTAATTCTTTTTTATGTGCATTACTCTGACATATTATCAAACGACCATTTTCATCTAATATGTATTTACCATCACAATGATATTTTTCATAAATATCTCTTGCTATTTCAGAAATTACAACATCACACATTCTTATTGGAACACCTTTAAATATTCCATTATCTCCACATCTTATTTTTTTATTTTGATTTTTATATAAGTGTCTATCCTGTTTTACTACTTGCAAATCCAATTTAACTTTTCCTGCAATTCTATTTACGATTCTTGCCACTTCTTTAAATGAAAACAGCTCACTTGTTTCAATTATTACATGACATCTTTCATGTCCTATTAAAACCTCAACTGCTACTTTTGGATTTCTATTTTTCTTATATGCCAAATCAACAATAGCTCCAGCAATTCTATCAGCTATTTTATCTGGATGACTTGGATTAACTTTTTCTATCATTGTTTTCCTCCTTCAATAAATTTTCTAATATTGCTTGTAATACATTTACTACAATACTATTTCCTGCTTGCTTATATAATTGAGCATTTGAATTAACTTTACTTGATTTCTCATAATCACTATCATCAAATCCCATAAGCCTCCAACACTCTTTCGGAGTTAGTTTCCTTATTCTTAATTGGTTTTGATGTTTAGTAGTTACTCCTAAACAATCGCATCTTGTGTCTAAAGTTGGACTTAAATCATTATTTTCACTATTTTGAGTATAAAAATTGTTCATCCTACTTGTAGAATAACTATGTCTAATAACGTCCATTTCTTTAACTTTATTTTCATCAATTAGTTTCTCACATAATTGCTTTTTTAGACTCTTTTCAACTACTCCTATATCTGGAGAAGTTTTTAGGGTTGGTATCATTTCTTTTTGAACTGTTCCTCTTTTTTTATCCATATTTGTTATATAGACACCATCTCCATCTTTTGCTTCTAAATATCCTTTTTTAGTAGCATTTTTAATATGTAAGCATTCGTTTTGAAGATTCGTTGTTTCTTCTAATTTATCACTATAAGTAATCATCCCACTATGTTCTTCTCCTGCCCCACGAGCAGTTAATGTAGGAACGATACTATTATTTCCTTGCACTTTTTCAAATGGCTTTTGATATGACTTCCAATGTGATATTCTATCTATCTTTTCTTCTGTTAGATAATATTTTTCATCCACATTTTTTTCTAGCATATCCTTAAGTTTCTTTTTCAATATTTGTGGCTTTGGAAAACTAAAAGAGTCTTTACTAATATCATTTCTAATCGATACTGTAAAAACTCTTTCTCTATTTTGTGGTATTCCATAATCTTTAGCATTTAAAACTTTATAATAGCTTGTATATCCTAAATCTTCTAATGCCTGAATATAAGCATTAAAATTATGAATATGTTTCTTACTTAATATATTTTTTACATTTTCCCATATTACATACTTAGGCTTTACTTTTTTTACTATTCTTATTGTTTCATACATAAGGCTACTTCTCGTACCACTATTTCTATCTCCACCTGCTTGCTTTCCTGCAAGTGAAAAATCTTGACAAGGACTACCATGCATTATTAAATCCACATCTATATCTTTATCCCACATTGTTATATCTTGGGGTATATAGTTTGTATCATGTAATGCATTAAAACTTGCTACTGCATACTTGTCTATTTCAACATAATCTGACAATTTATAATTAATATGAAGATTTTCAAGTGCTTTACTACAAGCACCTATTCCACCAAACAATTCTAATATTTTAATCATCTTCTGGGATTTCTATTCCTTCCACTATCTTAACAGTTGTTTTTCCTGTTAGAGTTTCCCATCTATCTATGATTACATCAACATATTTAGGATCAAGTTCTATTGAATAACAATTTCTTCCTAAATGTTCACAACTAATAAGAGTTGACCCAGAGCCTCCAAAAAAGTCAATTACATTCTCTCCTGGTTTGCTACTGTTTCTTACTAATCTTGATATTAATTTAATTGGTTTCATCGTTGGATGAACATCATTTTTTAATGGTTTATCTTCATGAATTATTGTTGTTGGTGTTTTATCTTCTATTATTTCTTTTATCATATCTTTCAATTCTTCTTTAGATAGTTTATCTAAATCAGCTTTATCTTCAAACACTGTTGTTTGAGTCCTATCATTTATAAAATAATGACCAGCACCTTCTTTCCAACCATATAAACAAGGTTCGTGCTTCCATTGATAATCTTGTCTACCAAGCACAAGAGCATTTTTTACCCATATTAGATTTTGCTTTACTTGGCCTCCTGCATCCATTAATGCTTTTCTAAAGTTATATCCCTCTGTATCTGCATGGAATATATAATATGCTCCTCCTGGCTTTAAAACTCTCATCATCTGAGTATAAAAAGCATTAAGAAATAAATAAAATGATTCATCATCCATGTTATCATTTAATATTTTATTTCCATTATCTCTTTCTTTTCCATAACCACTTTCATTTATTGAACCATAATTAACATTGTATGGTGGGTCTGTTACACATAAATCCATAACTGCTCCATCTAATAGTTTATCTATATCATTCTGACTTGTACTATCTCCACACATTATTCTGTGGTTTCCAAGTTGATAGATATCTCCATATTTTGCCTTTGGTATTTCTGGTAGTTTTTCTTCTACATCATAATCATCCTCTTCAAACTCTATGTCTGTTTGATTAAAATCAAAATCTTCAAGTTCAAATCCAGTAAGTGACACATCAAAATCTAAATCAGCCAGTGCTTTTATTTCCTGTCTTAATATTTCATCATCCCAACCTGCATCAAGTGCAAGTTTATTATCTGCTAAAATGTATGCTCTTTTTTGTTCATCTGTTAAATCTTCAACAAATAAACAAGGTACTTCTTCCATTCCTAACTTTTTAGCACCTAACACTCTACCATGTCCTGCTATTATTCCAAAGTTGCTATCTATTAAAACTGGATTTATAAAACCAAATTCTTTTATGGATCGAGATATTTTTTCTACTTGTTCTTCACTATGAGTTCGAGCATTATTTTCATATGGCTTTAATTTTTCAATTTTAACATTCTCGTATCTTCTCATATTTGACCTCCATTTTCCAAAAAACTCACGGAAAAAATAAAATTGTGTGAATGAAGGTGGGCTGTCGGTCTTGAAAAAATAAAAAGAATTGATTGTCTGATGGTGGGGGGATTGATTATTCTCCGCTTCTTATCAAACTTCTCAATTCTTCTCTACTTATTTGACCTTTCTCTGCCATTTCATGATGCATTCTACACAATGTTATTAAATTATTACTATCTAATCTCATTGAGTAATCTTCTTCTATTGGTACAATATGATGAACTTCTAACTCCTTATAGGTATATTTATAATTCGTATCATATTTACCACTTAGACACACCTTGCATAGATACTTATCTCTCTTTCTTATACTCTTGCTTTTTTCTGTCCACTTATTTGTTTTTCTAAAACTATTAGCTTTACTCTTTTTCTTTGTGGTTGGTCTTTTACATACTATATTCATATCATGTATTGTTCCGCAGATCGAGCAAGTTTTAAGCATCTATTTCACACTCCTTTTATTCGCACAAAAAAAGACTACCTCGTTTATAGGTAATCTTCTATGATACTATTATATTACTTTTAGTCTTGCCATACAATGACACGAACTGCCAATTTTAATTTTAATTATTATTTAATCTTTTTAATGGGGTGTCTTATAACTGTTTTTAATTTATTAACATCACATTTTCTTGGATCGCTCAGATATATTTCGTGATGGTATCTTTCATCAGTTATATCCAATTCATAGCCATTTTCTTTCATATACTCGTGCATTAAATTAACTGTTGCTGGTTCATCATCATAAGAACCCAAGTGCATACATTGAACGCATAGTCCCTCATCATAAGTTAAAAATTCAACTCTTGAAAAATCTTGCTTTTTCTTTTTAGTTGCTTCTTCAATAGCCCACTTGAAATCATCTTTGGTTACAAAGTCTGGTAATCTAATAATAGATATAAAGTGCATAGTATTTTTATTATTATAATCAATGCTACCTTTTAATCCTTCTTGCCACCAAAATCCTTCTAATGGTGGAACAACATATTCAAAGAAACCATCTATTTTATGAGTTCCTTTATAACTCATTTTTATTGTATAAGCAATTCCATATAATAATCCTATTGTATTTTTATAATCTCCGTTTTCTTCGTTAGGGTTTCCTGCACCTCTAACGGCTATATAATTCATTTTAGGAATTTCTACTATGCTTGGTCGATTCTTTGGCATATAAAATTCCTTGTATTCTTTTTTATAATCAAAAGCCATAATTACATCTCCAATCTATTTAACAAGTTACTATTTATATTTAAACTAATATCTATAATTTTATTACTCATTAAAATTTTCAGCTAAATACTCAGCAAGTTGTCCCTCTGTCATATCATCCATCATTTCTGTTTCTTGTTCAATTAATAAATCTTTTGGATTTTTATATTCATTATCATCTTTTATAGTTTCTACAAATTGGCTAGTCATTACACTTCCACAAGTATGATTACAATAAGGGCAGTCTATATCTTCACTTGTTTTACATCCAGGATATACTGTTCCAACTAATCTATATGAAAAACTTTTTCCACATTTTGTACATTTCATGTTTTTACCTCCATATCTAATTTTCTTTTTTTATATTATACTATAAAACTTTGTTTTTATCGAGAATTTTACCAAAATTATATAAAAAGATTATCCCTAAAGTAGAGATAACCTTTCATAGCATTTTAACTGATTTTATTATTTAATTTATATTTGAAGAACTCATGTAATTTTATATTGTTATTGACCTTTCTCATTACAGATTGTTCCTTTTTCTTCTTTTCTTAACCAATTGCTGTGTTTTCTATATACACTTCTAACACTCATATACATTTCTTCCGATATATCATCCCAGCTTTTAAAGTCAAGATATCTTTTATTAAAAATTATTCTTGTTTCTATATCATTTATTGTTGATATATACTTTTCTATTTTTTCCATTTCTTCAAGAGCTTGTATTTTTCTCTTTTCTAACTTATCTTTTAATCTTATAAGTAATTCTACCTTTCTTTCAATAGGACTCTCGTTACTATGTACTATTGGCATTCCTGTTATTTTTGATGATCCAATTGTTGTTTCATTTATCGATTCTATCCTATCTTCTAAATCTTTTATTTCCAGTGATAAATAATAATATTTTGACAATTCTTTTTTTGTCATACTTTAAGAACTTTTTCCTTTTTCCATTCTAATATGTGGCACATTCTTAACATTTCATTTGCCCTATGTCTTATGTTATCGATAGTTTCATCTATTTCCTCAGTTGTTTGACAAATAAAGAAACCACCTGTTTTACCACTAACACTTCCTACTATCAGATAAAATCTTGTATCCTCTCTGATATTCTGGATTACTTTTCTCATTGATTTATCACTTTTTATATCAAATATTTTTCTTAATTCTTTATTCTTAATAAGATTTTGTTTTCCTATATGATTTTCTATTAAATAGCTATATACTTTTTCCTCCATTCTACCACCTCTATTCTGTTAAGTATCGATGGCTTGTACTTAATGTTTTCATCTCTTTGTATACTAATGGAACTTTATATCCATACTTTTGCATATCTTCCAATAACCAGCCAGGTATTATTCCTGCTGATACAAACATTATTGCTTTATCATAGTTCCTCATTTCATGATCTTCGTCAAGTTCTCCTACTACTCCATATTTGAAATAGCCATCTTTATACATTAAATCTAATATTTCTATTTTTTTACGTTCATCAATATCTTTACACACACTAATCATTTCAGCTATTGTTGGTATATATTTATTTGTTACTGCCATTTTCTTTATGGCTTTTTTAAATGTTATTTCATCTATTTCATGAAAGTATTCGTACCATATACTTACTTGCGTTGAGTCAAATTCTTTGTTATATAAAATACCTAGATAACTCATTGCTTTTGCAAATTGTTCTTTAGTCATTTAAATAATCTTCCCAATCTATCATTTTTGCTAAATCTTTTGTAGTAACATTTCTTTGAACTGTTGGCTGATTTAGGTATCCTTCAAACTTTGTTCCAAACAATGTTTCTGGTCTTAAATATTTAGCCATATCAGTTCCGTACCATTCATTAAATTTTTTGTCTATTACTACTTTAAAGTCATCTAGAGTGTATCCTTCATTAAATCTAGCATGAATTGGAGTTCTTGTTTTAGCTGATGTTGATTTGTAATTCGCCCCAATCTTTTGATTCAAGTAATTAACAATTTCAGCATATGGGATATTGTCCTGCTTGTCTGGACTAATTACCTCTATCTCTTCCTCTACACTTTCCTTACTCTTAACTAACTCTAAACTTTCCTTACCTATACTTACCTGTGTATCCATTGCGTGTCCAGATTGTATACAAGGTGTATCGGAACTCATATATGCTTTATTTTCATCAAGTAAAAGCATTGACTTTTCCTGTTTATAGTTAGTTTCCTTATACCTATCTTTCTGAATGTAATTGTGTATTTTCCAGTGTTTAATAACTACTACTCCTGAATCAAATGGAATAATAAACTTTCTTAATATCAATACATTTATATCATCAGATGATGCTCCTATCATTTTCATTATTTTCTTTGGGGAATTAACAAAACCATCATCATCTGCTCTCATTCCTAAATCATAATATAATAATCTAGCACTCATTGGCATATCTAGGAATGCATCACTATCAATTATTGTTTTTGCAAACATTCTTCTTTCTGCCATTACTTTTTACCCATCTTATCTATAAAATAAATTATGATAATGGTGGCACAAATTATTAATGTAATAATTATACTTTGCATGACACTTACCTCCTATATATAATTTCTTCCAATCAACTTTATAAAATCATCTCTTGTATGAGTTTCTTCATACTTCTTTTGACAAGTTTGCTTTAGAAACAAATCAAGTTTATGCCCTTTCATTCCATGTACTCCATTTGTACCTTCATGATGGTCATAACATAACCAAACTTTAAAACCATTCTTCTCACTTATTTTTCTATTAGCAGTTCCAAAGTATATATGATGGTCATGTAAACCTGTTTGTTTAGAGCAAATAAAACATTGTTTTTTAGTTTGTATAATACTTTTCATTAGTTTCTATTCCCAACTCATTTGCCCATGCAATAATAATATCTAATAATTTTTTCATTTCTTTAGTATTTAACTTAGAACTTCCAACAAAACACTTATATACAATATATTCTTTTCCATTTTCATATGTAGGTCTTACAACCCTAACAGCTCTAAAATTTTTTCTTAATTCATCTTCTGCTTCACTTATTCCAAGTAAATAAATATACTTAGCATTTGCTTGTTCTAATGCTAATGAATATATTTCTATCTCACTCATATTTTGAGTGTCATGGTCAGCTATTTTATGAATTAGAGCCCACATATATTTGTTTTGCTGTAATGTTCTTTTGCTTCTTATTTCTTTAAGTTCAAGCACATACTCTTTATTATTTTCTATCTCTATGTCAGAGAATAAATTTTCTATGAGCATCATTTGATTTTTTATGTTTCTAAATACTTGTCTTACAATTACTGTTGTTCTCATTAAAATGGCAAGTCATCATCAGTTACTACGCTATCTCCAAAATCAGAAAATGGATCATCATTAATGCTATCTTCTGGATATTCAGGTGCTGGTCTTTCATCTTTAGATTTATTTTCTAAAAACTCTAATTCGCTAATAATTACATCTGTTAGATATCCTCTACTACCATCTTCTTTTTCATAGCTTCCTGTTTGTATTCTTCCAATTATTCCAATACGATTTCCTTTTCTTACATAATTACATATATTTTCGGCTCTTTTATCCCATGCCACTGCACTAATGAAATCAGCTTCCTTTTCTCCCGATTCATTTTTGAAATTACGATTTACTGCAATTGTAAATCGTGTATATGCTTTATTACTTTGAGTATATCTCAATTCAGGATCGGCTGTTAGCCTTCCTATTAAAACAACTTTATTCATATTCTTCCTCCATTAAATAATTTTTTAAAAATTCCATTACCATTTCTTCTTTTATAGGTAATTCAATATATTTTCTAACTTTATCTCTTAGATGTATTCCTCTCAAAAAGGAAATATCTACATTATATGATTGTTGATATCCAATTCTATATAAATTTGTTTGAAAAGCCACATACTCTTTATCAAACACACTTGTCCTTTTTATGTCGGCAATGCCTACTTTACCTTCATATTCAAGTATCAAGTCTATTCTTCCTGCTGATACTGGCTTACCATCAAAAAATAAAACTATTGGTACTTCATTATCACGACATTTAAATCCAAATTGCTTTTTCAAAAATTTATAATTTCTTAGTTCAATACATTCTGGATTATCAATGTTTTTCTTTTCATAATCCTCAATTGATTTATGTACTTCCGTTCCTTTATCAGCTGCTCTTTTTAATACTCTTTTATCAACGCCATTATATTTATTTCCAAACTTACTCTTTAACATTTGAGTAATGCTTGGAAGAATAACTCCATCATAAATGTATGTATGCGTTTCATCTATGTATTCAAGTATTCCTCCAGCTATTTCCCATGTTTCTATCATTTAGTTCTAATTGTAATGTAGGCTGATTTTTTTCCATCCATTGTTACATATTTATCATATAAGTCTGGATTTTCTTCTTGAAACTTTTCTTTATTAAACTTTTCAAGATTTGTTTGTTCTGCAATATAAGAAATTGAAAGTCCTGTTATTTCATCTGCAATTTTTATTACACCTTTTGCTTCCATTGCTTCTTTTATTGTCTTTTTATATCCATCTTGAATTGTTTTTAATTCTTTAATTTTCTTTTCAATATCTATAAGATTATCAACCATTCTTGATTCAAGAATAGGTTTGTCGTTCTCAATTACTATTAAGTCTTTCATTATTTTTCCTCTTTTCTATCTTTAATAATTTTTGAAGCATTTTCCATTGATAATTCATCAACTTTTGATACTTTATAGTTAGTTTTTAAAATTTCTTTTAAACCTTTTACATCATCTTTAAATAGATTCTTTATAGCTGTTTTTTGTCCTGGAGTTATTGTTCCTTTTTTAGGTTTAGGACTTTGTACCTGCTTTTTATAATTATTTGATTTTGAAGAGTTTTTTTCATCCTCTCGTTCTGGATCATCCTGAGTTGCAACTAAAAATGTTGAAGATAAAAATCTTTTTAACGCTCCAGTTGTAGCTTTGTATCCTGCTTTATCTCCACGATCAAGACCCTCTCCAGTATGCTTACTTGTTTCTGTAAATCCTGTATCAATATCAATTAGTGTACAAGCAAGTGTTACTGTTCTTCCAAATGGTTGCTTATCAGTTCCTTCAAATGTTCCATAGTCTATTTCATCAACAAACAATTCAATTCCATATTCACTGAATAATTCTGTAAATAATTCTTTATATTGTGCCTCACTAAAATATTGGTAGTTATCATATTCGTTGACTTCTCCATTTGTTAATTTTCCCTTTTCTTTTAAGGCTTTTCTAATTTTGTTTTTCTTTTGTTGCAATTTAGCACATAATTCAAGTGTATTAGTTGGTGTATTATCCTGCATTAGTTACACCTCCTTGATCTGCCAATTTTCTTAATCTTTTTTCATCGATATTAAAATATTTGATTACATATTCCATTGATACTAAATATCTTGGAAATACCAAACCATCATCGACCATTTGGTTTCTAATTTCATTTTTTATTTTAAGGGCTTTGTTATACCCAACACATCCTATCTTTTGAATATCTGCTGTTGATGCCCACAATTTATTTATTGTTTTTAATACTTGATTAGCATTCATACTTTTATTCATGGTCACACCTCGTTTCTATAACAACTGTAGGTGCTTCTGTGTTTCTTACTAATTGGTTCAATTTTTGACCAACAAAAAACAACTGTACTATTATTAACATTTCTGGTAATAATAACAGAGTTGCCTTAACCCAAGGCTTTAATATTATTTTCTTTTTCATTTTTCGTTCCTTTCTTTATTTGATTTTTGTTCAGTTTAGTTTGGTAGACTAACTATAATATTTTGCTTAGTTTGGTAGACTAACATTTTCTTTATTACCATTTTGGTAAGTAGATGGTAAAAAAATTTCTTCAAGTGACTTTTTAAAATACTTGGACAGAGCAAACATTTCATCACTTGTAAATTGTGAGATGCCTTTTTCTTTGTTACAATATGTCCTTTTTGTGATATTTAAGTATTCTGCTAGGTCTTTTTGTCGTACATTGTAGACTTTCCTAAGCTTTATTAACTTTTCTTGCATCTATTTCTTCCTCCTTTCTATCTAATGACACTCACATTATAATACCAATTTGGTAATATTACAATAGTTTTTTGAAATTTTTTTCTTTTTTTTTGAAATATTATTCCATTTTGGTAAGTTTTATGCTATAATCAGCTTATGGAGGTGCAATATGGATATTAATAAATATGTTGCCGATAAAATTAAATATTATCGAATCCAGAGAAATTTGTCCCAGGAAGAAGTTGCTGAAGAATTAGAAACTTCTGCAGTAAATATTTCAAGATATGAAAATGGTGATAGAAAAACTAATCAAGATATATTATTTAAATTAAGCCAACTATTTGGTGTATCTATTAATGATTTTTTTCCACCTGTTGATAATGCAAAATATATTGACCTTATATCTAATACTATCAAGATTCCAGTTCTTGGTTTTATAAAAGCAGGTGTTCCTATTGAGGCACAAGAAGATATTATTGATTATGTAGATATTCCTGCAATATGGACAAAAGGTGGCAAAGATTTTTATGCCCTAAAAATTTCTGGAGATAGCATGACTCCTAAATATAATGAAGGAGATATTGTTATTTTTGAACAAACAAAAGACTATGAAGCAGGACGAAACAAAGATTGTGCTGTTATGGTCAATTGTACTGAATGTACTTTTAAAAAAGTATTTATTGATGAACATGGTATAACATTACAACCTTATAACATGAATTACGAACCAATGCGATTCACAAAAGAACAAGCTATGCAACTACCTATTACTGTAGTAGGAATTGCAAAAGAAAAAAGAGTATCTTTATAAAAAAAAAGACCTACTGTTCGAGCAGTAGATCATGAAAACCGTTAGTCTACCAAACTAAACAAAATATCCAATAAAGAATATAATGCCTGGGTCTTCATCCTGTATTATATCACTTTCATTGGATTTGCACAAGTTTTATGGCAAAAATAATTTAAAAGGAGAGTGATATTTTATGCCTATATATAAATCTAAAACACCCACAAAGGACGGCAGATGTTGGTTCTATAAGGTGCAATATACAGATAATTTTAATAATATAAAAGTTTCAATTAGTAAAAAATTTGCTACCAAGACAGAAGCAAAAGATGCAGAAAGAATTTTCTTAACTTCTGTAAAAGATGAACAAAAAATTCCAAGTAAAATGACTATCGGTGAGTTATGGGATACTTTTCTTTCATATCAAGATTCTAGAGTTCGTATTTCTACTAAAAGAGGTTATCATCATACTGCTAAATACATTGAACCAGTTTTCAAAATAAAGGTCACAGAATTTGATTTACAAAAATATGAAGCTTGGTTAAATGATTTAAGAGCTAAAGATAACTTAAACCTTGTTTCAAAAAACGATAAATTAAAAGTATTCAGAGCTTTACTTAATTTTGGCAAAAGACATTACAACTTTGATTTTAATAGAATCCTTGCTACTCCATCTAAATTAAAAGACCCTGGTGCTGTTAGAAAAGAGCACAATGTTTATGATCTCAATGACTTTAATAAGTTTCTTTCTAAGGAAGAAGATTTAAGGTATCGTTGTTTATGGTTGACTCTTTATTATTGTGGTCTTCGCATGGGTGAAGCTAGAGGATTGCAATGGAAAGATATTGATTGGGATCAAAAAGTATTATCCGTAAAAAAACAAGTACAGAGTATAGATAACTGTTCTGGTAACTGGTTTGTTTGTGATTTAAAAACAAAATCAAGTTATAGAGAATTGCCTATATGTGATGTGCTATACAATGAATTAAAAAAATACCATGATGAAGTAAATAAATTCAAAAATTATTCTGATGAGTTCTTTATATTTGGACCAGACTTTGGAATCACTCCTTTAAGTCATTGCCAAGCACAACGAAGAAAAAAGATGATTGCTGAATCTGCTGAGGTAAAAGAAATACGATTACACGACTTCAGACATTCATGTGCATCGTTATTAATCAATGTTGGTACTCCTATTACTACTGTTTCAAAATATATGGGTCATGCCAGTGTAACAGAAACATTAAATACCTATTCTCATATGTTTAAGAATGACTTTGATAATGTTTCAAATACATTTAATCGACTAAATAAATAAGAGTTTCTTAGCTCTTTTAAAATAAAAGAGGAGTAAATCTATAATTGATCTACTCCTTTAAATATTTTCAAATTGAGTGTAAAACGTATCTAAAACGTATCTAATAGTATTTTTCTTCCACTTTTGAATTTGTGAAAAACCTCTTAAATCCTTTATTTTAGGG